AACAACAACATGGATGGCGAAATCATCGTCTGTTGGGAAGGCAAGGGCCTCCCTCGTGATATCATCTTCGAAGGCAATCCCACTCCGGGGATGCTCCCTCTCGATGACGAGGCCAAAGAGGTCTCCTCCCACTTTAGCTGGACCCCAACCCAGGGCATCGACGAGGACTCCCAGCGTCAGAGCTTCTACGCCCGGCTTGGTGATACCCTCATTGACCAAATGACCGAACTCAAGGTCGCCCGGGAGACAGCCCCGTCTAGCCCAGGCATGGAAAAGTTCATGGAAACCATGATGGCCATGATGGCCCAGAACCAACAGATCCTTGCGGCTCTTGCAGGGAAGGCTCAAGCCGTTCCAGAGCCGGATCAAGTCGTCGATGAGGAAGAGCCTCTTGAAGATGTAGAGCCAACCACGGAGGAAACCGTTCAGGCTACCGCAGAGGCTGCCGCACGCGAAGCCCTTTCACAAGGGAAGGCCCTGAACCGTATGACCTCACGGAGGATCTAATGCCAAGCAAATCCCCAAAGCAAGCACGCACTATGACTGCGGCCGCTCACAATCCTAGCTTTGCCAAAAAGGTCGGGATCCCTCAAAAGGTCGCGAAGGAGTTCAACCGGGCCGATACAGGCAAAGGCACCATCCGCCCGGTTCCGAAGAAAGGGAAGTGAAATGGGCTCCCAGTCAGACCTAGACCAAGGCGGTACCTTTCGACAATACGAACGCTATTGGATGGGCCCGTCGGTCGGCTGGGTGACCCAACCACAGCAAGCTGTGTTGCCAATCACCGCTGCCGGTACCGTCGCTGTGTCACGAGGGACCAATCTCATTACCCTCAATGTCAACGCCTCCGTCACCCTGAACCTACCATCAGCGAAGGCATCACCACAGTCCCCTCAGGCCATCCCGGGTCAATGGGTCCTGATCCCCCTGACCATCGTCGACATCGGAGGCTTCGCCGCAGCCAACACCTACACCATCAACCCCTTTGGCGCCGAGTTAATCTCGGGCCTCGCAACAATCCGCCTCGCCTCTAACTACGGCGCCTTCCTGCTAAAACCAATCCTCGAAACAGGTGGATGGACCTTGCTCCAATGAAACGCTTCCTTCTCGCCCTCGCTTTGTGCCTCCTTCCATCTCTGGCGGCTGCTCAATGCAACGGTGTCTTCCCCAATAACACCTTCTGTGGCAATGTCAGTGGTGCCCCTAACATTCCAGGCCAAGTCCCCAACACCGCCCTTACCGGAGTTCCCTTTGTAACCCCAAGCACAGTCGGGTCAGGACAAAGCACTACGGGCACTATCACCTCAGGCACAGCCACTCTGACCTTGGCTGGAGCCATCGACTTCATCAACGGTCAAGGCATCCGCATCAACCATGCAGGGGCAAGCTTTACCCTTAACCCTCCGACCGCCGGTACCGTCACTCCCACCGGTACCCCAGGTGGTACCGCCTACGCCTACACCATAGCCTCTCTCAATGCCACTGGAGGCGTAGGCCAATCCATAACCAACATCACCACAGCCACCGGCAATGCCTCTCTAAGTGCCACCAACTTCAACCACATCGCGTGGACTGCCTCCTCGGGCGGCGCCACGGCCTATGCCGTCTACGGTCGCACTGCAGGGTCACTCACCCTTCTTGGCATCACCACCGGCGTTGTCTTCGACGACATCGGCCAAACCGGGCCAACCCCTCCAGATTGGATCCCCACCGCTCCACAAACTGGAGCATCTCTCCCAAGCTGGCTCATCACCACCATCTCCTCTGGAGCAAGCACAACCACACTCACCCTTGCCGCCAACGCATCAAACACCGCCACCACTCAAGTCGTAATCCACGACGACACCATCGTAGTCCAAACCGCCCTCACCACAGCCCAAACCCTCCATCAAGCCCTCTACCTCTCCTGTGGCTCCTCCTATCAAATCACCACGGCTCTCAGCATCACCTCCAATGTGGAAATCACCGGTTGCGGCTACCAAGGTGACAGTGGCCAGACCAATATCGGTGGCGCAGGCTCTTACAACACTGCCGCCAACATCACCACCGGCTCGGGCTGGAAGGGCAGCACCCTTATCTGTGCAGCCCTAAACAACTGCATCAACATCGCCACCAACGACTCGGTCCTTCTGCATCAATTCCAGATCACCTATCCAGTCCGAGCCGCAGCCGGCATCATCGGCATTAAGGCCAACCCTGCCGCCGGAGGCACCTCCAACAACACCGCTTCGACCTTCCGAGACCTATTCATCTCCGGCCCAGACATCGGCATAACCCTAACCGACTTCATCAACTTCTCCATCGACCGCCTAACCATCGCGGCGTGGACCAACAACGTAGTTCTCAGTTCTGTAAACTACCCCAGCTTCGGTGACAGTCACATCCAGAACTCTTGGTTCTACGGACGCAACCTAACCAGCAACATCCTAGTCAATGCCAGCGCCGGCATCGCCATCACCAATAACAAAATCGTCTCGGGCACCGTCGGTATAAACGTCAACACCACCCTTATTGGTAACCAAATCGAGCCCTTAATAATCGCCAACAATTCCCTAGAAGGTCAAACCACAGCCATCCAGTTCGCCGAAGCTGCTGGCTCAACCACGGGAGCCTCACAGTTCTTCATCAACAACAATCAAATCTTCGTAGGCAACACTGGTGCAATAGGCATCAGCTTTATCTACACCGGCACGGTTTGGATCTCCGGTTATAGCATCTCCAACAACATCATCGTCCTGAACAATGCAGGATCAACCTGCATCAGTATCGATGGAGCCCAGGCCGGCAATATCGAAAACAACACTCTAAACGCCTCCGCTGGAACAAGCACAGGCATCGTTCTTGGCTCACACACCAACACTAACCTCGTTCAGGGTAACACCTACAACGCCACCTTCGCCACGCAATTTACCGATGCTGGAACTACCAACGCAATCGCCGAGAATCTCGGCACTGCCTGGACCACATATGTCCCGGCACTATCCTGTGGCACCGCTACGTTCGTGGTCAACTCTGCTCGGTTCAAGAAGATAGGAAAGACCGTTTTGATATCCATCGACTTCAACATCTCTGCCATTGGCACTTGTACAATTGTCACATCATTTACTCTCCCTGCAACTCCTCAATCAGGTAGCGCCATGGCTGGTCGTGAAAGCGCGCTTAACGGAACAGCTGTTGAGGCGACGATATCTGCTGGATCGGCAACAGCCAGCATGACAAAGAACGCCAACGCTGTTTGGTTGGTAAACGAACGCGCCCAAGCATCCGGCGTTTATGAAAGTCAGTGAAATGTCTGAAGACCACTCCGCTGAAGTCTACCTCAAGCGCATTGACGCCAATATGAAACTCGTTCGGGAGATGCTGACCACTGTTATCACCTATATACGTGATGCCGAATCTGAAGTAAGCGAAAAGATGCGCCGGTTCATCATGTACATGCACGACGTGCACGACATCGCCCATCTCTACGAAGAACGCGGCCTTCCAGTTCCCCGCCATGTGATGGAGGAACTAGAACGTTGCGACGACCGCTACCGCCAACTTCTCGAAGAGGCCCATATCGGTGGCGGAACGTTCGAACAGGTCCGCCGCAAGATGGCGGAAGACCCACTCAATCGGTGGGACCACACGAGGCAACTAAGCAAACCAAAGGAGAATGGATCAACATGAAACAAGGACGCCCAAGCGTCAGCGGCCCGCATGACCGTAAGGTCGAGCCCAGCCCGAAGTTCGTAAACCCTGGAGCCGTGTCCTACCTTGGAGAAAAGGTCGGAAACCACTCCACCGATACCGGTGACTTCACCTTCAAAGCCACTCCGTGGTCAGGAGGCCGGGGGTATATGGCCCCCGGGATTGGCCAGAAGCGCCATAAGACCGGCTCACAAGGAGAGTACTGATGAGGCATGACCTGAACGAAGTCGCGGCCCTTTTGCAAATCCATGAAAAGGCCATGGGTCACCCACGACTCAAGCCCCTCGCGGATGCAGCCATGAAGGCCCTTGAGGACATGGCCGAAGAGACAGCGAAGAAGCCTGAGCTCACAGAGGAGACTTGGGTAGACATTGGTGAAGGCGCAGCAGAGCCTCCAGCTGAAGATCCCCCAACTGCCACAATCGAAAGGAAACTCTAATGGCCAGGGACATCCTAGGGGGCTTTGGCCCCAACTCACGCCAACCCCAAGCCGCCGGTGTGGAATGCGGTGGCATCCTTCCCGGTGATACCAAAGACGTGATGAACTACAAACCCCCTCAAGGTCCAAAGAACATCATGGACCCAAAGTCCCCCGGTCTCCACGGAGTGAACCAAGGCACCACCAACGGCCCTGACAACGGTGGTCCCCACTCCGGCTCGCCGGGCATTGGCGGTACCAACCACGGCTGCTGTGGTAGCCAAGGACGGTATTAAATGACCGCACAGGTCGACATGGTCAACCGAGCCCTCCAAACATGGGGGTCACGGACCACCATCACCGCCGCGCAACTGGCGGCCCTCTCCAATAACGAAGCAATCCAGTTCAACATCATCTACGTCCCCTTCCGTCGCCGTCTCCTCCGGATGGCTCCATGGGCCTGTGCGTTCAACTCTGCGAACCTGAACTTCATCACCTCCGTTCCCGGAACCCCCGAGAACACATCCCCTGCCACGCAACTCTGGGCGAAGGGCCAACCGGCCCCGCCTTGGGCCTACGAGTACCAATATCCCGTCGACTGCCTCCGTATGTGTTGGCTCACCCCACAAACCGCCACGGGGTTTGCCTCAGGCGTCCCCATAACCACAGCCGTAACCGGAGGCTCCCCTTCCTTCTGGCAGGGCCCACCAGTGAAGTATGTGGTCGCCGTGGATCAATTCTTCGGCGTCCTTTCCGCCGTAGTCGCCGCAGGAGGCACAGGCTATGCCATCGGAGACACTATCACTCTTCCTCAAGCTCCCCAAGGAACCGCTCCTGTTGGAGCCCCAGTGGTTCTCACGGTTCTTACGCTCGGTGGTGGCGGGGCTGTTGCTACTGTTAGCGTTGTTAACGTCCTCCGGGGGGAGGCCCCACCAATCGGTGGGAGCTACTTCACGATCCAAGCCAACCCCATCTCACAATTCTCAACCTCTGGTTCTGGCACCGGCGCGACATTCACGCTTACCCAACAATCGGCACCGACTGATCAACGAGTGATTTTGACGAACCAAGAGTTCGCCATCGGGAACTATGTCAAAGACATCTCCGATGAAAATGTCTTTGATGATGACTTCGTCGAAGCCCTATCCCTGATCGTTGGGGCCAGGATGTGCATCGCCCTCTCGGGAGACAAATCCCTCGCTAACTCCAAAATCGCCGAAGCCAACGCTATGATCGTGGAGGCCCGCGGGACCGATGCCAACGAAGGTCTAAAGGTAAACGACGTCACCCCCGACTGGCTCCGGATCCGTGGCATCGACTTCGTCGAAGACTACTCCGGACCCTACAATACCGGCTTCAACTGGGGAGCCATCTGGCCCGGGTTTACCTGAATGAGTGACAACGTAATCCAAACCTCCTTCAACTCAGGCGAGTGGTCCCCGTCCCTCTACGCCCAAGTCAACCTGAAGCAATACCACTCCGGTGCGGCCCTGCTCCGGAACTTCTTCATCGACACCCGCGGTGGCGCAACCACCCGTCCTGGTACTCGCTACGTCGCCACTTGCAAATCCAACGGCATCGTCCGTCCCATTCCCTTCCAAGCCTCATTCACTGTCTCCTATCTGCTAGAGTTCGGCCAAGGCTATGTCCGGTTCTTCAACAACGGCGCACCCGTTCTCGAAGCCGGTAAGACCATAACCGCAATAACCCAAGCCAACCCCGGAGTCATAACCTCCACTGCCCATGGCTACTCCAACGGTGATTGGATCGTCATCTCTGGCGTGGTTGGCATGGTGTTACTCAATGGTAACACCTTCATCGTCGCAGGTGTAACCACCAACACTTACACCCTCACCGATCTATTCGGCAACGTTATCAACACCACTTCTTATGGTACTTATGTTTCAGGCGGAACTACTCAACGCGTCTACATCATAACCTCTCCCTATCAAGCCTCAGAAGTCTTCGGCATCCGTTACACCCAGAACGTAAACCAACTTTACCTATGTCATCCAAACTACCCCCCTTATGTTCTAACCCTCATCTCTGCCACTAACTGGACCCTGGCCCCGATCACCTTTGGCTCAACCGTCATAACCCCAACAGGCCAAACCGTTGCCACTACCCTCGCGGCCGGTACCGTCAACTACGCCTATATCATAACCGCCGTCGATTCCTTCGGGCAAGAATCCGGCCCATCGGCATTCGCCATCCTAGCCAACGTGACAGACATCCGCTCCGTTGCTGGATCCAACACTGTCACTTGGACTGCCGTGCCCAATGCAGCTAGCTACAACGTCTACCGGGCTGTTCCTCGCTATGGTGCAGCTGTTCCTGCCGGTTCCGATTTCGGCTTCGCGGGGAATGTGACAAGCAATACATTCATAGACTCAAACATAAACATCGACTTCAGCCAAGGTCCACCAATCGTAACAAACCCATTCTTTGGCTCAGGTGTTCAAACCATCTCAAAGACCAACAGTGGTAGTAACTTCACCGTCATCCCTGCCATTACCTTTACCGGAGGGGGAGGGGGAACTGGAGCTGCTGCCACAGCTTCCCTACGTGTCGCCAGTGGAACCGCCAGTGGCGGTGTGGGTTATCTGGTCGGAGATCGATGTTCTATAATCGGCGATACCAGTGGTGCAGTATATACAATCACATCCACCACAGGCAATGGCATAGTTGTCTCTGCTGTAGTTACCACACAGGGAAATCTAACCTCAGGAACACCCATAATTAACGGCGAACTGGCTGGGTCACGTTTCAGTAGCCCAGCGCTTGTGAACTCCGCTTGGGAACTAAGTGTTATCTCCCTAACCGCCGCTGGGGCTGGATACTCCCCGGCCCCAACCATAGTCATAACCCCAGCCACTGGCGGAGCAGCCGCGACCTGTACCCTCGGAACCGTCGCCGCAGGCAACCCAACAGTTCCGGCGTTAGCCAACCAACGCCTTGTCCTCGCTGGGCCGGTAGGCTCTCCCGGTCAAATCAACGCCTCAAAGCCAGGGGCGTACTTCAACTTCGACATCAGTGCGCCAATCCAACCCGATGACGCGATCCAACAAACCTTAGTTGCAGGGCAACTCAACACTATTCAAGCCATGATCCCAATGTCAGCAGGCCTAATCGTCTTTGGTGACAAGCTCGCGTGGCTAGTCAACGGAGGCTCTGCCGGATCGCCCTTCAGCGCTACCGGTCTTGTGGCCAACCCTCAAGCTTATAACGGTTCCTCACCCTTACCACCAATCGTAGCCACCTCCGACATCCTCTACGTTCAAGCCAAGCAATCAATCGTCCGGAACCTCGTCTATAACTTCTACACCAACGTCTACACCGGTACCGACATCTCCATTCTCTCCAACCACCTATTCTACAACTTCAACCTTATCCAATGGGCATGGGCAGAAGAACCCTTCAAACTTGCATGGGCCGTACGAAACGATGGCCAGCTTCTCTGTCTGACCTTCCTGAAAGACCTCGAAATCGTTGCATGGACCCACTCCGATACCCAGGGCTCATTTGGAGGTATAGCCTCTCTGACCGAGACAACATCCATAGGCAACGTCGACGCGGTATACCACGTAGTTCAACGGACGGTTCAAGGCCAAACAGTAAACTACATCGAGCGGTTTGTAGAACTATCCTACCCGAATGATTATAAATCCTCTTGGCAAGTGGATGCAGGAATTGGCTACAATGGTGCAGCCGCAACAATCTTCAGTGGTGCCCAACACCTCGGTGGAATGGCTGTCACAGGCCTCGCTGATGGAGTCGTTATCAACTTCACCATGCCCATCAATGGCACATTCCAATTTGGCATTGGTGGTACCGCAGGCCTCACAGCTATCCCCAATGCCTCGATCGTTACCATAGGCCTTTCCTTCCTGCCCCAACTCGGCACCCTTCCCCTCGACCTCGGCGAACCCACCGTGCAGGGCAAACGCAAGAAGGTCTCGGCCGTAACCGTACGGTGTCGAAACGCCTTGGGCCTAACCGCTGGGCGGAACCTAGATACAGGTGTGCCAATGCAAGACCTCGTACTGGGCAACGTCGGGACAATGTCCAACCAGATCGTAACCGGCCTCGTGACCGGTGACGCCCGGACCATTGTCGACCCGCAGTGGGATGTCTTTGGCCAATACTACATCCAACAACCCAATCCCTATCCGGCCTCAATTCTAGGAGTGATCCCAGAAATCGAAGTGGGAGACTCAGGGAAATGACAACCATCGTGTCAAAACTAGAAGGTCCTCTTTCAGAAATAATCCTGGCCAAATACGGCAAAGTCCTCTCCAAGCGCGAAATCGAAATGCTCGACCATTGCCAAAAACTAGGCGAGGTCTGGATCGGCTATGTCGATGGTCACTTCGTCTGTTGCTGGGGCCTGATCCCTCCCTCATTCCTTTCCAATCAAGCCTACATTTGGATGTGGGCCCTGGAGTCGGTCCCGCATCAATTCCTCTTCGTTCGCCACTCGCAGATCCAAGTAAGGAAATTCCTGCGCCGCTACGCTTCCATCACCGGCCACTGCAAAACCGGCAACACTGCCGCCCATCGCTGGCTTCGCTGGCTCGGAGCGGAGTTCAACGAACCGGATGGAGACCTACGGACCTTCGTCATCAACAGGAGTGCCTGATGGCTGATCCTATTACTATCATGGCCGTTGGCAGCATGGCCGCTACCGCAGGTGGCGCTATCATCAGTGGCATCGGTGCCGAAAAGACAGGTCAAGCCAACGCTGCCGCTTACCGCTACAAAGCCGGTGTGGCCCTACTTAACAAACAGATCAACGAACAGAATGCCTCTTGGGCTACGCAGGCCGGAGGGGCCAAGGCTCAAGTCGAAGGGATGAAATCCCGCGAAGCCATTGCCTCCACGAAGGTCATCCAGTCCGCCTCCGGTTTCGACGTCAACTCCGGGTCGAATGAAAAGGTCCGCGAGACCCAAACCGATGTGGCCCAGTATGACCAAAACGTCATCAGCTGGGATGCCGCCAAGACCGCTTGGGGCTACGAAACCAAAGCCACCACGGATGTGGCTGAAGCCAACCTCGACCAAATGGCTGCAAGGACATCTGAAGAAGCCGGCACCCTTGGAATGTGGGGCTCTTTCATCTCCGGAGCCGGGAACGTCGCCGGCAAATGGATGCAGGGTAAATCAGCAGGAGCGTTTGGCTAATGGCACCGCAGGTCCCTGGACTAGTCCCTGATCAAACCCCTTCGATGGGTGGAACCCCTGACATAGCGTTGGGGGTGCCGGTCGATGCCTTTGGTGGGGCGGTAGGTCATGCCCTTTCAGGCTTAGGCCACGACATCGAAGGTGCCTCAGACAAGATCTGGGCCCAGGCGATGAACATGCAGAACCTCCAGAACGAAACGGAGGCCAAGTCTGCCGATGCCGACTACATGATGAAAGCGGGGATGCTCCATGCACAGTTCAACGCGAAGGAAGGGAACAACGCTTCGCCAGAGGCCTTGCAAGCGCACATCCAAGAACTGCAAGATCTCCGGGTAAAGACCCGTGGGGGTCTGTCCAACCCTATGGCCCAGAAGCTCTTTGATGGCTCCTCCCTTTCATTTATGGGCCGAACCATCTTCAACGCTGCTGGCCATGCCGCACAGCAAACCAAGGTCGCTGCGAACAATGCCTCTACGGCTCGGGTAGCTGCAACCCAAGATAACATTGCCGCGGCACCCACTGATGACATTACCTTTCAACGCGGCCTTCGTACTATTCAATCTGAAGTTGAAGCTCAGGGCCGGAACTCTGGTTGGTCCGAGGATCAAATCTCTGAAACCTCAAAGCAAAGGGTCTCCGAGACCTTCGCCAAGCGTATCATAGGGCTTGCCCCAAACAATGCTATTGGCGCCCAGAAGATGTTCGATCAGGCAGTAGCCGCGAAGGTCTTATTATCGAATGAGGCGTCACGAGTTCAGAATACAGTACAGGCCCAATATCGTTTACAGGGCTCCCGTATAATCTCGGATCAGGTCCTTGGGAAACTCCGGGATGGAGATGAAGAAGGAGACAAGAGCCTTAACGACTACATCTCCGAAGGCATGTCGAAGGTCACAGAGGGAGACCTCGACAAGAATGACCCTCTCTTCAAAGACTGGGTCCGGGAGAAGATAACTCAAGACTATAATCGGCACAAATCCGTGGTCCGCGATGGGCAACAACAGGCGGAACAGACCGTCGCATCTGCTATGATGACTGGAAATAAAGAAGGGGTCCTGCCGAAGTCCGTGGATGAGCTAAAGCTAATCGATCCCAAAGTCAGCGACGCTTGGGACTCCATGAAGCCTACCACTCAGCGAAAGTACATGCAGGCCTTGGCCCAGAACGCTCGTGGCGAACGCGTAGCTTGGACTGACGACTCCCTTCGTAACTACCAGCAGATGAAAGGCCAAGCGCATGATGACCCAGT